GCTTCTATTAAATCTGTTATTGGAGATCATTGGCATAAAGATTTTGGTAAAATAGAAAAATGGGTTGGTTGGATAATACCCGATCAAGAATTAGATGCATGGGTGTGTCCTTTAGATCTCCCTGATGTAAGACTTGAAAGTGAAGAACAATCTACTTTATTTCATATGTATTTAGAGCAAGGGCTTTCTAAATTATATGAACCTATGCCTTATATAAAACCTGAATTTGAACTTTATACTGAAGAGCAGGATATTTGTAAATCGTTAAGACGAGTAAATAATCTTGCTGAGCGACAGTATTTGTTAATGGCATTTGATTATGAAACAACAGGATTAAAACCGCATAATGTTTTCAAGCATAAAATTGTTTGCATGTCTTTTAGTTATAGGTGGAATGGAGAACAAAAAACATATTGTATTAAAATGCCAAAAACAGATACAGGAAAAGCAGAACTTAAAAAACTTCTTACGAATCCTTTAATAGGTAAAATAGCACATAATATGAAGTTTGAGGAAATGTGGACTAAAAATATTTTAGGATATAATGTTACTCCATGGGTTTGGGATTCTCAACTTGCCGCACATATTTTAGATAGTCGAGACATGGTGTCTGGTCTTAAATTTCAAACATATGTTAATTTTGGTATCGCTGGATATGATGATGAAGTTTCAATGTATTTAAAAGGTGTTGATTCAAAAGATGGTAATAGTTTAAATAGAGTTCTTGAGTATATTGCACGAGAAAGAAATTATTTAACACTAATGAAATATTGTGCTTTTGATAGTCTTTATACATTGGCACTTGCAGAAAAACAGCAAGATACAATTTGCGGGGAGGCTGAAGAATAATGATACCTATGCAACTTGAAGCATATAATTTATTTCATGAAGGTGTGCTTGCTTTATCACGAGCGCAAGAACATGGTATGTGTATTGATGTGGAATATTGTGAACGAAAAAAGAGGCAACTTACACATAAAATTGAAAGATATAAATCAGAATTTGAAGCGTCTAAATTGTTTATTAATTGGACAAAGACATATGGTGCTAAAACGAATATAGATTCTTCCACGCAATTAGCGCATATGTTATACGATGTTATGAATATTACACCTGCCAAAAAAACAAAAAAGGGTAGAGGATCAACGGATGATGATGCTCTTTCTCGTTTAGATATTCCTGAAGTCAAGATGCTTTTAAAAATGAAGAAACTTGTTAAAGTTCGTGATACATATCTTGAAGCATTTTTACGAGAACAAGTAGACGGTATTCTGCATCCATTTTTTAATTTGCATACAACGAAAACATTTAGATCTTGTGTGGCTAAAGGATCAGATGTTTACGTTCCTTGTCTTGAATTTAATCCTTTACGCACATGTAGAACAAAGAAGATAGAAGAAATTCGTAAAGGTGACGTTGTTTGGTGTGCAGTAGGAGATACTTTTCATCGTTCTAAATTTGTTTGCGGTGAAGTTGCTTGGGCAGGAAAAACGGGTCATCGTAAAGTACTTGCACTTACATTTTTAAATACAAAAACACAAGAAGAACATGTAATAAGAGTTACTCCAGAACATAAAATAATGGACGAAATCTTTCCATTAGGTGTTCCTTCTAAATTTAAATGGAAAGAAGCAAAAGACTATAAAATATTTGATGAACATTTAGGATGTTCAATAATGCAAGTACCAGAAATAGAGTACAGGTATCCTTCTTTTATATTTAATATAATTCAATCTGAATTAAATTTATCTTTTACTACGTATGTTTGTGTAGAGATTTTAGAGGAACAAGAAGAAGTAGATGTTTACGATATTGAAGTTAAAGGAATTCATAATTTTATTGTTAATGGCATTGTTGTTCATAATTCAAGTGAACGCATTAATTTTCAAAATATACCTAAACGAGATAAAGAAGCTATGAAAGTTACAAGAGGAGCGATTTATCCAAGTAAAGGTTTTCAATTAATGGAGTCGGACTTCAGTTCAATGGAAGTTCGTTTGTCTTGTGCATATAATAATGATCCTGTTCTTAAAAAATATGTAATGAATCCAGAATCAGATATGCACGGAGATATGGCAGAACAAATTTTCTTTATTGATAAATTGAATTTAAAGAATCCAGGACATAAAATATTAAGACAAGCGGCTAAGAATGGGTTTATATTTCCTCAGTTTTATGGAGATTATTATGTTAATTGTGCAGAAAATGCAGGTCATAAATGGGGGAAGTTGCCTAAGGGTAAATGGAAAAAGACAGATGGAATAGAATTAGCAGAAGATTTTATGCTTGCGGAACATTTAATGTCTCATGGAATTAAAAAGTACAGTGATTTTGAAGATCATATGAAATCAATTGAAAAAGATTTTTGGGGAAGAAGATTTAGAGTTTACCAAGCATGGAAAGATACTTGGTGGGAAGATTATCAGCGTAAAGGATATATTGATTTACTTACTGGTTTTCGTCGGACAGGAATAATGACTAAAAATGAATGTATAAATACACCTATACAAGGAACAGCTTTCCATTGTTTGCTTTGGTCCTTTATTCAAGTTGATAAAATAGCAATACAAGAGAAATGGAAAACAAGATTAATAGGACAAATACATGACTCAATGGTTTTTGATTTACATCCAGATGAATATGAACATGTAAAAGAAGTTGTACATAGAATTTCTTGTGAAGATATTCGAGAGCATTGGAAATGGATTAATGTTCCTCTTGAAATAGATATTGATTTATATCCTGTTGATGGATCTTGGTATGAAAAGAAAGGAGTGTAGTCAATGAAAGTAAGTGAAGTTATTAAGATTTTGAGTTTTTGTCAAGATATGGAAAATACAGAAGTTTTTGTTTATGGTGAAAAAGATGAATTTGTCCCTCTTACTTCTTTAGAAAGGCGTGCATTTAAGAAGATTTCCAGTACAGGTGAAAAGAAAAAGATTTATAAATATGTTTTTACGGAGAGTGAAAAAGCTAATGACTGAAAAGAAATCTATTGATTTATATGAAACAGGTTTGAAGGTTTCGTTTGATGATTTTATTACTGCGGATAAACATTTGCGTGAAGCAATAGACACAACAATTGAACAATTTCTAGATCTTTTTGCAGAAAAGACAGGTTGTAAAATTTCTTCTTTGCGTTTTGATAACGACAAAGAAAAAACATGTTCAATTATTTATATGATTATAGACGAGGATGGTGCTCCGCATTATGTCACTTTATCATAAATACAGACCAAAAACACTTGAGGAAATTTGCGGAAATACAGAAGTTGTACAGACGTTAGAAGCAGTACTTTCCAAAGAGGAAAAGCCACATGCCTATTTACTGACAGGACCTACAGGAACAGGAAAGACAACAGTTGCTCGTATTATCGCGAATAGATTAGGTTGTGTTGGTGGTAGTTTTCAAGAAATAAATGCCGCAGATTTTAGAGGTATTGATACTATACGAGAAGTAAGGCAAGCATCAACATATCAACCTCTAGAAGGTAATTGCAGAGTATGGCTTCTTGACGAGGTACATATTCTAACTTCTGTAGCTCAAAATGCCTTGCTTAAACTGTTGGAAGATCCTCCAAAGCATGTTTATTTAATTTTAGCAACAACAGATCCTCAAAATTTATTACCTACAATTAAAGGAAGATGTTCTATTTTTGAAATGAATCTTTTAACAGATAAGGAGATGTATCGTCTTTTAAAAAGAACAGTAATTGCAGAAGGAGCAACACTTGATAAAGCTGTGTACGAGCAAATAATTCAAGACAGTTTGGGTCACCCAAGAAATGCTTTGCAGATACTTGATTCTGTATTATCTGTTGATTCTGAATTACAGTTATCTGTAGCAAAAAAATCAGCAGAAGTTCAATCACAAGCAATTGAATTATGTCGTGCTTTAACGAACGGACATACACCTTGGAAAAAAGTATCTACAATTTTAACTGGTTTAAAAGATCAGCAAGCAGAAACAATTAGGCGAGCTGTTCTTGGATATTGTCAAGCAATTTTGTTAAAGACAGAAAATGATCATGTTGCTTTCGTAATGGAACAGTTTATTGACCCGTTTTATAATTCAGGATTTCCAGGTTTAACTTATGCCTGTTACACTGTAATTAAAAGCTAATTCTCCTTAAATGAAACACATTTTAACAGTATAATATAATATGCAACTACGTAAAAAGGGAGGGTACAAAATATGCGTGAAAGCAATTATGCAGATGATATGAAAATTGATGATTCAGCATTAGATATTGAGTGGTTGGAACAACCTAAACTCATGTTTAAGTACGCTAAATTGTCAGCAGAAGCAAAAATGGATCTTGACAGAGCAAAGGATCGGTTAGATCTTGTTAAGGCAGAAGTTGATAGTTGGATACGGAAAGATCCTGCGGCATTTGCAGTTGATAAGATAACGGAGTCTGTTGTACTTAATACGGTGATTAAACAAACAGAGTATATTGAAGCACAAGAAGCGGTTCTTAATGCCAAGTATAATTTTGATGTTGTACGTGGTGCCGCTGAAGCTGTTAATGCAAGGAAAGATGCACTTGAGAATATGGTAAAGTTATATGGTATGCAGTATTTTGCAGGTCCAAAAGTGCCGCATAATCTTTCTGAAATGCGCCAAAGGAAGTCAGAAGTAAATGAACAAAGAGCAAGCAGTAAAGTTGCAGAAAAAATGAAAAGGAAAAGGGAGGAATAATTATGGCAAATCGTTTTTCTCGGGAGGAACAAAAGTATTTTCTAGAAAGGATTCAAGTTATTGCTAATGAAAAGAAAACAGCAATAGGACAAGAGTATGTAAAAGAGGATATTTCTATTCCTAGGAAGTACGAGCTTATTATGACAAAACAGGTTCAATTTCAAATGCCGACATTGGAAGATCTTATTGAAAATCAGTGGAGGCATTTGCTTGAATGTTACGATTTTACCCCATTTTTGGAAGAACCCAATACCGATGGTCTAAAAGGAAAACGTAAAGAAGATGTTACTATTGAAGCTAGACGTTTGTGTGATATGCTAATGACAAACGAAGTACAGATGCGAACTGCTTTTCTAACTGAGTTAGGAGCTTTTACAAGGAGGAAATACTAAATGGTAGCAAATTCACTTATCGCACTTGCAGGCATCGCTGTTGTCTGTCTCACATTTTACTTTGTTTTTCCAGTTGTTGTTTTCCTTACTGTTAAGATGTATTGGAATGCCAAGTTCCAAGCTTTTTCAGAATCATTTTTGGAGTCAAGTGCGAAAAGTGTAGTTATTCGAGATCTAATAAACAGAATAGCAAAAAACTAAGGAGGAGAAATAATGAAGAAAAACAAAGGCAAGAAACAGAGTATGTGGAAGAAGGCTGTATCTGTTGATACAGAACGTCAGAAGAAACAAGCATCAAAGATGGGGTATTTTGTTCTCCCTAAAAATGTTCGTCTGTTTAAAGAAACACCTGGCAGTAAAGTTAAGATGGATTTTCTTCCATACATTGTAACAGATCCTAACCACCCTGATAAAAATGCAGAATATGGAATTGCTGAAGTTGGACAGCAGTGGTATAAACGACCGTTTAAGATACACAGAGGAATAGGTGTATCAAATGAATATGTTGTTTGCCCAACATCCGTAGGTAAGAAATGTCCAATTTGTGAGTTCCGAGCAAAAAGACAGAAGGAAGGAGCTCCTAAAGAAGAGCTTCAGGCGCTCAATGCACAGAGCCGAAATCTATATATTATTATTCCAAAGGGTGTTAAGGATTTTGAAGAAGTTCCTCATGTTTGGGAAATGTCTCAGTTCTTGTTCCAGGATAAATTGAACGAAGAAATTGAGGAAGATGAGGATAATGCTTGCTTCCCAGATCTTGAAGAAGGTAAAACGCTTCGTATCCGTTTTACAGAAGAAGTATTTGCAAAGAATAAATACGCAGGGATAGGTCGTATTGACTTCCAGGAAAGAGACGAAGCATATCCTGAAAGTATTCTTAAAGAAGTACCTAACCTCGATGAAGTTTTGCAGATACTTTCGTACAAAGAACTTGAAGCTAAGTTCTACGAAGTTGAACCAGGAGATGAAGACGAGGATGAAGATGATGAAGGAAAACACAAATCTTCTAGCAAATCGAAAAAGCATCAAGTTAAATCTCTTGATGACGACGAGGAAGACGATACTGTTGACGATGATGATGACGACGAAAAACCTACTCCAAAGAAACGAGGTCGTTCTTCAAAGCCCGTCGTCGAACAAGACGATACTGTTGACGATGATGATGACGAGGAACCTGTTCATAAAAAACGAGTTCCTGCTAAAAAAGTTGTAGAGGAAGAGGAAGAGGAAGAGGAAGAGGAAGACGACGAAGAGGATTCTGAGGATGAAGATGACTCCGATGAAGATGAAGATCTTGAAGACGAAGACGAAGAAGAAATTCCAAAAGGCATGGTCAAAATTAAATGTATTGCTTGCGGAGGTTCTGGAAAGAGCTCAAAAGGCGGTGTTTGTTCTCCTTGCAAAGGAAAAGGTTATAAACTAGTTCCAGCCAAGAAAGCACCTGTTGTTGAAGATGATGATGACGATGATGACGCTCCTGTAGCAAAGAAAGGCAAAGATAAAGGGAAGGATAAGAAAGTAAAAGAAGGAGCAAAGAAATGTCCGTACAGACATGAATTTGGGGAAGACAATGATGCCTTTGATGAATGTAGCGGTTGTAAGTTGTGGGATGATTGCTACGAAGCCAGTGAGTAACTCCTAAATCCTCTTTCAAGGGCAAGGATTTATTTCCTTGCCCTTTTTATTACTATCTAAAAAGGAGTGGCAAAATGAGAACAAAATTAGCTGATGAAAGAAAAGAAGCAATAGAAACACCTGAAATAGAACAACTTGAATATGATGAAAACTCTCCTAGAGTCTCCACAGGTTCAACACTATTAGATCTTGCTATATCTGGTGATACTTTTTATGAAGGAGGATTACCAGGCGGTATTTTTGTGGAAATATTTGGACCTTCAGGAGCCGGTAAAACTGTTGTACTTTGTCAAATAGCAGGTAACTTGTTTAAGCAAGGTGGAAAAATATTGTTTAGAGATCCTGAAGCAAGATTAAACGCTCAATTTGCAAAAATGTTTGGTATGGATATTGAGGAAATTATTTATGATACACCAGACACCGTAACAGAAGTATTTGAACCTATACGTAAATGGAAACCTGAACCAGATGATAAATTGCATGGTGTATTTATAGATTCGATGGCGGCATTGTCCACGGATATGGAAATGGATGGAACAGATAAGATGGGT